GTAGTTAAGAAACACATTTTTCATAAAAAGTTTACATTCCCCCATTTTCAAAATCAGAATTTGTGCAACATTTACAAAAAACAATACAGTACAGGAGGCAAAACACACACAATCTGCACAAACTATGAACACATAATGAACGCCACCCACACTAAACCATTACCGACAAATAATGAACACTTTTTAAATTCGTTCGACAAACACTTGACAAAATCAAATATGACATAATAATTAACGGAATCAGTTTACAAACGATTTACACAGACAACACACCGACGACACAACAACCGGGTATAATATAATCACAGTAAAGGAAAGAGAGGAAGCATAATGGAAAACAAAATAAACCCGCATGAGATTTATACCGCGCTAATGATAATAAAAATGGTGTGCGAAGAAAGTGTTGAATGTTCTCGATGTCCGTTAAAATCACCAAATCATGACTTTTCCTGTGGGATTAGACCTACGCCAACCCTTTGGAAAATAAAGGATTACAATGAATACAACGCATTTCAATGATGAGGGTCTAATATTGTTACAGGCAGCAATATTAGAACAGGCCATATATGATTATAAAATAGAATTAAAGTGTGGCGGCGGACATAGGCTTGAAAAATGGTTTTTATCCGAATGGGGGCAAATGTTGTCAAGAGGTCACGGCGATGAAATTATAGAAAGGATTAGGCGAGAGGTAAATAATGATGTGAGAGACGAATTAAAAGTTGCATATTACGAAAACGGATATCCGAACACGCTTGAAGAACATTTAGAATAATGAAAGGAAACGTATCATGACTAACAGAGAAGCGATTGAATATATCGAACGAGAGTGTCATACATGCAAGGGGTTTTATGCCCCAGAAAATGAATGTATTGCTGTTCCACAGGATTGCTTTGAATCAAAGCGACTTGCCATTTCTGCCTTAGAACGAGAGGAACGGAGAAAAGGCTGTGACGGGCGTTATCATAGAAAAAACACCACACTCAAAGAAACTATTAAAAAGGCACTGGTCGAATATTTTTATAATACAAATGTATACGCCTGTAATCTAACAAGAGTTAATGAAGCAATGGAAACAGGAAACACCAACTTGTTGGATTTTGATGAATTTTCAGAAGAGGTAATAAACGACATGGCAGAATACATCAACAATGCTATAGAAACTGAGAGGTGATGGTGTTATGACCTTAAAAGAATGTATCAAATTGTGGAAGGATGGTTGTGATTGAATGAAGTATATCAAACACATGATACCCGAAGAAATGTATGAATTCAAGTCACCATATTATATGGAGCCTATAGGTGTAACAATACACAACACTGCAAACGATGCACCAGCCATCAATGAGGCCAAATGTTTGCAAAACGACCCAAGTGAAGAACGAAGCTTTCACTTTGCGGTTGACGATTGTGAAGTTGTTCAAATATTACCATTAAACAGAACCGCATGGCACGCGGGGGACGGCCAAGGCGATGGTAATATGCGGACAATAGCAATAGAAATTTGTTATTCTAAGTCTGGAGGTGAAAGGTTTGAAAAGGCTGAACAGAACGCCGCCCGTTTATTAGCGTTGTTGTCTTATTTCATATTTAGAAAGGAGGTTAAGGAAGTCGCATACACACACCAACACTGGTCAGGCAAATATTGCCCACACAGGACATTAGATTTAGGTTTAGAAAGGTTTTTAAACATGGCAGAAGATTTATACAAGGAAATTGAAGAAAGGCAAAACAACACCATATCAAAGTTAGCAAGTTTAGATGAGACATTATCCTATGTGTTAAGTGAAATGCTTGCACTGACTAACAATTTAGACAAAACGATGTATTGGTTAAAACGACATGTAATACCAAAGGAAGTCACGTCTGAAAATTACGGGGAATTGGCCGAAGTTATAAACACATTGTATAAACAGGGTGTTATAGTCGGTGAGGGTGACGAAGTTTTGTCTATGAATTATGACACCGTAAGAGCAATTGTAATATGCAAACGAATGATTGATAATTTAGAGAAAGAGGTATTAGAATAATGAATGTATGTTTTTTTGGTGGAAGAATAGTTCGAGATTTTGAAAAAAGAGAAACCACAGACGGGCAATTGATGTTAAAAAATTCATTAGCAATAAAAAAATCGAAAGATAACACCGTATTTGTTGATATTGTGATATTTACAACAAAACTGTGTGAAATAGCAGAAAAATACATTAAAAAAGGCGATTACTGCGTATATGAATGTGAATTGTCAATTAGTGAGAAAGATGGAAAGAAATATGTTAGTGCCGTGGTCAAAAACATCATATTCACACAAAACAATAAAAAGAAAGAGGAATAATCCTCTTTCTTTTATATTACAGTCTGTGCCACGAAATTTGGTGCGGTAGTAGAAGCCCCAGAGCCTTTAACATAGGTAAAAGCACTAAGAACCCCGGATGAATTAAACGAAAGTGAAAACCACCTTTCGCTATCAAATGTTGGCGAATCTAAATTGCTTGCCTGTTTAAGTATAGTAACAAGAATTGTTCGGTTTGCTAAAGCATCCCCAACCCAAGCCGATATTCCATTAGCCAAAGTATTCAGAGTACTTGAAGTAAACACTTCATATCCACCGGAGGGCAATTCGTCTTGTGAAATTGACCCATAAATAATCAACCCAGTTTTATCAAATCTAACAGTTATTTGAGTTAGAACAGCGGGGCCGCCATTTCCGGTCAACACAATCGGCGTGAATTCACTCGAAATCTTGCTATCCACATATGCCTTTGTGGCCGCCCGGTCTGACGGGCTTCCAGGCAATATTTCTGACGTAATTGTAACATAGGGTGTTGTAAACCCCGTTTCGAAATCGCTTTCAATTGAATTCACTCGTGTTGTGAGGGAAGAAACTGACGAACTAAGTGACGACACCTCGTCGTCAAGGTCGTTAAATTGCCCTGCCAGCTGTTGCATAGATTGCAATAAACCGTTAATTTGTGTTGTGTGCTGTTGGATTTTTTCCGCGTCAGCTTCCAGCGAATTGTTAATAGAAGTAATTTGAGAGTTGATGGAAGTGATAGCTTCCGAATTTGCGGCGATTAACGCCTCATCTGCGTTAATCTTGTCAATTATTTCATTGACCTCATAACAGATTTTTGATAGTGCTTCGTAATAGCTCAGCGAATCGTCATACGTAGCCGGCAACGTCTGATTCATAATTAGATTTAGTTTTTGTAACATAATTTACCCCCATAAAGTAATAAAATATTCGTTGAATTCGTCTAACATGAGTGAATATATATTTTTTATTTCTTCTCTAAACAGCTTAATTGCCTTTAAATTGTCTTCACCACGAATCGTTTCAATGTGTTCTAACTCATAATTTTTTGTCACAGTTTGGTTGTCAGTGTTTGAAGTTGTAACAGTCCCCGTATTTGTGGTAGTTTGGCTGTTTGTCCTATCGTCCACGGTTGCCGTGCTTAAATAGTTCAAGTTTTTAACGTCTGTTAATGAGCCGTTAGGCGTGTCAGAATACGCACTTGTATAATCTTCTGAAGCTTCGGTTTGTGTGGATAGGTTGTTGGTTGTTGTACCCCCGGTTGTGGTTTCAGTGTCGGTTACATCATTTATTGTGTCGGTATATCCGGGCGATGTTAAGAAGAAAGAAAATTCTTTCGTTGTTGATGAAGACAAGTCATTATAATATGGTATAATTTCTCTTAAATGATTATTTATCTCATATTTCCACCGCGCAAAGGTTTCAAAACCAATCTCATGAAATGCGAAGTGGTTTAAAAACAATGTTTCAAAGGTAGTTATGGAGAGAGGGCTGTCAAGAGACAAATCACCGTCAAATATCAGTGGTAAAGCTTTTGGTATGTCTTTTTTAAGCTGAGTTAATGACGTGTCTGTCGACCCAGCAAGCGAGCCAATTATGAATCGTAGTTCTGTTGTGTATTTTGACAATCACCATCACCCCCATAATTATATTCAACGTCAACATTCAATCCAAACATTTTATTTATTTTTTCACATGCTTGTTTTCGCATTGATATAAAGGACGTTCTGCTCGCCAGCACACCGCCCATCTGGCGTTGAACCTCGTCGGTTATCATGCGCTCCTTTTTCGTTTCACTAATGTTTGGAACGCCTAAAAACGTTAGAGCCTCATTCCATATTTTCGTTTTCAGTTCATACAATTCAGGGGAAACAAACGGCGCACCCAAAGACATTGAAGATATAGAATCGTCTTTAAATTCATCTTCTTTGAATATGACGGGCACATTTCCATCATAATTTTTATAAGCGTTTAAAACACTCAACTGTTGTTTTTTATTCGCTTTAAGTGCTATTGGGGTCTTTTGGGTGTTGATATTTATTTGAATTGTAACGTCTATGTTGGCCAATTTTTTTGAAAAATTTAAAATGTGCTGTACAGACGGCGTTCTAATATAGTTATTAAACACTATTACACTGTTTTCAATTGTCAGGTTTTTATTATATCCGTTAGTGGCATATGCTCTGCGCTTAATTGGCACATTATACACATTCCATGACCCAGAAATAGCGGTATTCAGGGAAAGAAGGCCCATGACATCATCTTCAAAGACAACGGCTTGCCCCTTTTCAAACAAAGTCAATTCTAAAAATCGTGTGTCAATTGAATCCGGGAATCCAGTCCATTTGAAACGCGAAACTGCTATATCAGTCAATCGTTCTACATAGTAATTATATGTGGTGGTGTTGTCCACTATGGAATCATAGAACCGTTTACGCTCGTTTCTTGGTAGTGATATGTTTTTCATGATTGCACCCCGTTATTTTGTGAATAATCGCCGAATGTTGCCGTAGACTTCCAAAACGTCATACCCCGGTCAAGAGCTTCTTCAAACACGCGCTTTGTGTCGGCGGGGGCCGAACCCGTCACATGAATGTTTGAGGTTTGAACATAGTTAAAGGCCGGTCGGCTTGATATGTTGGGTTGTTTAATGGTGTTAGTTGCATAGCCAAAACGAGTGAAATAATCGTCGACAGCTTTGGCAGCCTGGGCCTTCAATGTGCATTGATAAAATCTAAATATACTATCTGATGAAGCTGTTATGAAAGACAGACCTGACCCGCTTGAAGTGACATGTGGGGGGGCGTTCATAAGGTCTGCCATTGAAGCAGCCGTAGAAAGAAGCGATAAACCCCCCGACAACACAGAAGCCCCACCGCTTGGGTCCCCTGCAACAATCTTTCCAGCACCTAAACCAACGTCAATACAATTCTTAAGCACACCAAAACCGAACGAAAATTTATTAGTGGCCCAATAATCGAGATATGCGGGGGTGTTGATTGCTGGCACTGGAAAACCCGAATAAACCATTTGCGTGTTTTCGTCTTTTAAGCCGTTATAATCAAGCATTACCACGCGAACAGCGGGCTCAGGAAATGAGACGCTTTCTGTTTTTATAGTCATATTCAAGTCGCCAGCTTCCTCAAATTTAAAATCTTTGGAGGTGCCGTCTAAAGATATGACCCTTACAAATGAATATGGATAAGTTTTTAACTTGTTGTTTTTAGGTACATAGCCGTCCAAATCCAAGTCATAGATTGTGTTTGTTGTATTTTTATTATAATACAAAAAGATTGAAATTATGCTGTCAGCCCCATTCGTCTCAACATAGCTGTTTATTGCGTTTGCAATTGTGGTGTAAGACGTGGAAGGCGTCAGCCAGTAACCCACATAACAATTTGTAAAAACACCGTCAGCCACACCCGCAAGGGGCAGGCTGCCATCCCATTGTTTGCTTCCAACCATACCCACTCCGTCGGGTATACCAAGCACACCGCCAGAATCTCGATAGGTATAATCGGTAATATTAAACGGCTCGGGCATTAAATTGCCGAATAACTCATCGTCCGCGCTATGTTCTCTAAGCACCAACCCCGGTTGAATGGTCATATCAAAAAACCATGTCTGAATCTCGTCCAATTCTAACGACAATTCGGTTGTAGCGTTGCTCAACATGGTTCGATTAGTGATAAACGCATAAAACCATTTTGACGTATACGATGAATTCTGAAACATTACATAGTTACAGTCGTTTAACAAATCGACAGGGATGTTGACCTTAATCGAATTATTAAATGAACGAACATAGTTTTGTTCGTCAAGGGTAAATGAAAATGTTCCTAAGCTGCCAAGGCTTGTGTTTGGTTTAACTTTCGCGCTGAAATAACTGGTCTGTGCAGACACACTCGAAAAATAGAGCGTGTCTGCGTAGCCAGTTGAAAGAGGAACATTCGTCAATATTTTTATAATTGAATTAGGTGCAATATACATTATTGTAAGGTGATTGTTGCCGTTCCTTTTTTAGACGTGTCAAAGGTTGAAGTGGCTGTGATGGTAACACTCGACCCTGAAATGTCAGAGGCGATTGTTACAAAACCGCGCGAGTCCACGGTGGCCTTCGCATTGTTGGATGACCAGGTCACGGACTGAGGGGCAAAGTCGCTTGTTTGAACAACGGCAGTAAGCTGTACACTTCCACCTTTAGCCACAGTCGCCGTTGACGGTGAAACGGTCACGGAGGTGACAGCGGGGGTTCCGGTGGTAAATACGGCCGCGTTCGCGAAGGGCGACACGCTCATCACCTTCCACGTGTGCAGGAAATAATTCCAATACAGCCCCTTGCCGTTATGGTTTTCAGTGAATTGAATCATCTGGTCATATACCATAAACCAATTTTTATCTACAATAACCGCGGGAATTAAATTGAGGGATGTTAAATCGTCCGACCCTATTTCCTCATATGCCGGGTCGTCATAAAACAACGCATTAAGGCGGGCGGTGTCTAAATTACCGAAACCATCAACCAAAATAACATGTCCCATAAATTCGGCCTTATCCATATTGAACGCCGTGGCCAGCACTTCAACGTTCATCTGGCTTTCAGTGGCTGTGTCAATAATGAGATATTGGTCATCTTTAAGAGTTGAAGTATAAACACCAGCAACATTATGTTTGTTGGAATAAAAGGTCAAATCGTTGCTAATTGACTTAAAAGCAACAACGTCTTCGCTAATCGTCCCACTAACACCGATAATTTCCATTTGACCGTTAATAATGGCTTTTGCAATTAGATATTTCATGGTCTGGTATTCATCATAATTCATTGATGTGTATAATGAATCGGTGATTTTTGCTATTAAGTCAGATATGCCTTCCCACGATAAAAATGCAGAGCGCAACTGGTCATTTTGAATTGTTACAGGGTAAACCTTCTTATAGTTTACAACATGAAACGCACTTTTTACGTCCGGAATGTTGCGCGAAAAAATTGTTGTTTCTGAATCTTCGGGGTTGTAATTCTGGACGTTGGCAATATTTACGAATAATTCCTCGACGGTCTCGCCGAACTCCATAACGCCCTTTTTAAATACAGACCACGGATTTTGATATGATTTAGACGTGACAATAACAAGGCCAATTCTTCCAATGAGCGCGTTTAAAAACTCGTTTTGCAACGCGGGGTAGTCCATAATAATGGCACCAATACCACGAATTGAATCGCCGTCCTCTGTCGCGTATGGCACATAGTTTCTATACTCTATGGTTGCCGAATTTCTAATCGCATTTAAAATATTCACACTGGAATTAGTGAGTGTTACAGGCTGTGGAACATTTGCCATTATTTATCACCTCTTTCTTCAAATAAATCATCAATTTTAATCGTTTCGGTTTTCACAATTTTTTCACCCTCGTCATCAACCGTCGGGCTCCCAAATCTTTCGATATACCTCTTCCTCCACTTCTTTTCAACCTCTTCAACGTCACCGCTTGCGCGCGATAATTCGTCGAAAGTGTCTGAAATGTCTTCCACAATTTTAACCTTTTCTTCGGTCAACTCTCCCTCGTCAAAAATCGCAGAAAGTCTGGACAAAATGTCTTCTTTACTTGTCTTCATTGTTTATCCTTTCTAATAAAATATTTATAACATTTGTGTTGTTGTTGATTGCTTCTGTAAGCTCGTCAACCTCTTTTCGGTGACTATCTATCAGCTTATTTATATAATACAACAACACGCAACACATAGCCACGGGAAAGCCTGCTGTGTTTATTAAAGTGATAATGTTTTCCATCAATACTCCCCTTTCTTATATTATACCACAAAACTTTTTCTTGTCAAGTCTTGACATATATTTATTTTGTGTTATAATAAAGTATGGAATTTTATAATGGAAATAAGTTATTAAATACAAAAGACCTAAATAAAAACACCCCGGAAATATTTATTGTCACATCAAACAGAAGTGCGGGAAAAACAACGTTTTTCAATAAGCATGTGATTGATAATTTTAAGCGTGACGGGTCTCAATTTGTTGTACTTTATAGAACAGGTTATGAATTGTCAGACGCGCATATTGCGTTTTGGAACGACATTCACGACTTATATTTTCCATATGATGAAATGACGTCTAAACCATACGCCAAGGGGTTGTATTATTCACTGCTGTTGAATGGTGAAACATGTGGCTTTGCCCTTTCAATCAATCAAGCAACAAAATTAAAAAATCGTTCCCATGTTTTTAAAAACGTGACAACGATATTATTCGATGAATTTCAAGAAGAATATGACAACTACCTACCCGGCGAAGTGGAAAAGGTAAGAAGTATTCATACATCAATTGCAAGAAGAGCGGGGGAGCCCTCAAGATATGTAAAGCTTGTTCTAATTGGCAACACTTTGAATCTATTAAACCCCTATTATTCTGCCCTACACATCATAGAAAGAATAAGGCCTAACACAAAATTTCTTCGGGGTAATGGTTGGGTGTGCGAATTTAATTTTAATTCCGGGGCGGCAAATTCTCTGAAAAATTCTATCTTTAATTCTGCCTTTGACGATGAATACAGTAAATATGAATCAGAGGGCGTATATCTCAACAATTCAGTGGCGCTGATTGATAAGCCGTCTGGAAAAAATTCTTACTTGCTAACAATAACTTATAAGGGTGAAACGTTCGGGGTTTTCTTTTATTATGACATCAATGTCATTTATATATCACAAAAATATGACAAAAATTGTAATGACGTGTTAGATTATACAAATTCATATCTAAATTGTTCTACCAAACATAAGATGATGAGGGATTTTTTTCATCGTGGTTTAATAAGGTTTTCAAACATTGGCGTAAAAGAAAAAATTTTAAGTGCATTATCAATTCGTTAATATCGCCGTGTATTTTGTTGGGTGCTAAACCTTAAATGGTTCCAATAAATTCTCGTTTAGCAAACGTGCGCGGTGCTATTATAAAGGGCGGTTATACCGCCCTTATTTTATATGTTGTTTCTGATAATATCACGCCACCCCTTATTCGTTTGGGGACTAATTTTCCCGGTATTTCCAGCCCCACCTTAAAATCTGTTAGATTTCGTTTAACATTTACAAATTCGCGCTCTTCGTCGCTTAATGGTTCTTGTATGTCGCCGGTTAAAGACATTTTCATCAACTCTTTCCCCCTTTCATTTAGACCGGCGCATTTTATTTCCATCTTATCCCCAACCTCAATATAGCATTTGGGCCGCACAAAAATGGCCTTTTCCCATTCCATTTCAATTTTCCAGTGTAAAAGTTTTTTATCATCAACTTCTATGTTTTTGTATTCCCCCTCTAACAAATGGCACGAATCTGTGTCGCTATAACAGAACAAATCATAGTTGGCCTGTGCGTGGGTGATTGTGAAATTGCGTGCGTATGCGGTTATTGCAGACCCTATCGCTATGTATTCGGGCTCCTTGTCTTCCCCTTTAACAACATCATATTTCACAACGCCGTCATCAAGCCTTGGTATTTTGTGGTCACGTCGTCCGTTTGCCGCCGTCTTTCCGTATAATGAGTTTAAAAATAGCTTTGCAATTGTTCTACGTCCACCGTTATATTTAATTTTTTCGCTAAACCATTTATCAACATACTCATCAAATATGCCGTCCTTCGCGTAAAAATAACAGCCGTATAATACTTCCTCATATATAACATTATAATGCTTGTGAAATAATTCATAATCTGTCATTGTCATAACACATTCAAAATAGACCGGAACCTCTTCACCATTAACTTCCACGGTATCAATCTCACCCCCTTTATAGCGATAGTCGCTTGATGTCAACCATTTAACCCCGCCATACCTCATACTCCCACCGCTCGCCACTGTGGGTAAATAACCTTCTTTAAGTTTAAATTTGGTCTTTATTTTCACAAAATAATACATCGATGAATTTTTTACTTTGGGTGGTATCTCACCCTCGAAAAAAAAAGGCTTACATACAGGATAAACACACCCAGAACAACTGTGCATAACGCTCGAATATAGGCCATTAACGTCAAATGTTTTCCCTTTACCAACCTCTCGTCCCTGTATTTTGGGATTAACATAACACCACCCACCTTTGTAGCTTTTTCGTATAAATTCGTCGGCGTTTTTTTCATCAAAATAGTCTGGTGTTTCAATTTCTTCTAAATTCGGGAACCACTCGCGATAATCTCTACCATAAAACGTTTTTTTAAATTCACTTAGGGCTGCTGATGATATTGTGGTTTTGGTCGTCACAGCAAACATATGTTGTAAACTTTCAGCCAGTACCAACAAGTCATTTTTCAAATAGTGTTCCTCGCGTTCTGTAATCACCCCACCTGCCTTTCTAAACCCTTTATATTCAATCGTGCTTTTTCTGTGTTCTGTATTAAAGGCCTCGCCCATGTCTTCGATGGAAAGCGGTATTAACTTGAGCGAATCGCGAATTGATATTATATTTTTGGGTGTGGTTATTGTGATATTAAACCACAACCCCGCGTCCGATATCACACATTTAAAGGTTTTTTTCTTTTTGCGTGAGCCATCATAATATTTGTATTTCAATTTATTCAATAAATAGGAAACATAAAACTCGCCGTCAAATCGTAAATTGTGATAATATATAACAACATCCTCACCAATATTTTCAAGATATGAAAATGTTTTATCAATGCTATTATGAATAATACAGCTTAAATCTGTTAGGTTGCAAATACCACTGGCCCACACTTCGGTGTATTCTTGTCCGTCATACACAGTGGTTTCAAAATCTCCAACTAAAATTGTACTCATCGGATAATTTGCTCCTGATTTCATCAATTTAATCTTCGTCAACAAAATTAACTGACAAAGAACACACATATTAGCTTATTTTCCAGCTCACAATCGTTTGCCGCCGTGGCGGTAAGGCCTTGTCTTGTTGTACTCATGCTTGTCCTTCAGTATTTCCTCTATGTCGATGTCTTCCTTGCCGCAATAGTCTAATATCCGGATAATGCAGTCGGCCAGTTCCACCGCGATACCTTCCGGTTTTCCGTCCATAGCATAGACAAACGGCTTTCCATTCCGGTATTCCTCCAGCGCCTCGGATAACTCAGAATGGCAGAGCGCAATCACTTCTCCGAATCCTCTGTCCGTTTCCCACCATCCGTGTTCTACCGCGTTGTTGTGTACATCCTTTGCAAGTTCGTTTAAATTTATCATTGTTTTCTCCTTTATACGTGACAAACGCTTTCCAATTACCTGCGCGTCAAATTCGGGCGGGAATGGATATAGTCCAGCATTTCGGGTGGCATATCGCACCATGCTGACTTTGTGTCATTTTCTCGCAGTTCAGGCCAACAAATGTCATAGTATCACTCCTATCAATCGGTTTGTGGTAATAACTCTAAAACCTTTCTTACAAATCTTTCTACACTTCGTGTATATGATTGTGCTTCTGTTTCGTTGTATAATTCATCGGCGGTTATTGTCTCGCCCGCTTTTTCTGCTTCATCTATCAACCGCCCTGCAATTTCAGCACCATATACCTCTGCAATGCCCTCAAAAAAGTCAAGCAAGATGGGGGCACCCTCTGCCACACGATTAGACGTTGCCTCAAAATTTCTTATATATGAAATTGTGTTAAAATAAATCAACTCATAAATGTTGGGGGGTGTCTGTGATGATGACGTTTTTGTTTTACCCCCGAACGACCTACCACGTGCATATAAACCGGGATAAACTTCGCCTGTTTGTGGGTTGAGTTTAAAGGATTGCGCGTATATGTATGATGTGTCGTATTTTGCAGGTAACTTGATGTTTTCGGGGACGACATAGCCGGACTTTCTAAGTCTTGATATGGTCTTTCTATATTTTTTTAATACTTCACCTTTGGCACGCCCTCGTGAACGCCCCAACTTAACATATGTTTCAACATACTTTTTCGCCTGTTTCTCACTTATGTTTTCTGGATATGGTATGTCGCCATATCTCTTTGCGTATTTCTCTAACCTTGTCATAATATACCTAACCCCACACTATATCCAATCAAATAACATATAGTTGACAACGCCAACATTATTAGTATCATTGCGTATAATGTTCTGTCCATATCATTCACCATCCTCATAATTGGCATTAAAATATTCTTCTTCACTCTCGTATTCATAAATTGTAAAATCGTGTTCGCCGTTTACACTTTCAGCATAATTTAAACATTCTGTATAATTTTTAAATTCACCACACCTCATCGCGCCATTATCGTAGTCGATTACATAAAATTTTTCCATTATGCTTCCTCTCTTTCCTTTACTGTGATTATATTATACCCGGTTGTTGTGTCGTCGGTGTGTTGTCTGTGTAAATCGTTTGTAAACTGATTCCGTTAATTATTATGTCATATTTGATTTTGTCAAGTGTTTGTCGAACGAATTTAAAAAGTGTTCATTATTTGTCGGTAATGGTTTAGTGTGGGTGGCGTTCATTATGTGTTCATAGTTTGTGCAGATTGTGTGTGTTTTGCCTCCTGTACTGTATTGTTTTTTGTAAATGTTGCACAAATTCTGATTTTGAAAATGGGGGAATGTAAACTTTTTATGAAAAATGTGTTTCTTAACTAC